CAGCCCACCTAACGTCCTGTTACATGAGTGGCATATCCACCCTCTAAACTTACTGGTTAAATGGTCATGGTCTAAAGCCCAAGGTGATTTGTTTACACCTCCACATCCTGCAGCTTCTTCAGCATTCCTCAGGCATATAGGGCATTGGTAATCATCAGGTGGTGGCTCTACCTCTTTACGTAAGTTATCACGTACTTTCTTTACAGACCAAATACATAATCTACAAGTGGTCTTTCGGTAACCCCTACCACTTTCCATAGGGAACTCTTCTTCATCCTTCTTTACTCTACATTTATTACAAGTCTTTAAACCCATCGGTTATGACTCCATCTTCTTTAGAGATAAAATTAATATAGCCTTCAGGTTCTCGGCTCATGTATTCGTTTTCCTCAACAGCAAGCAAGGGTACTTCTTTACCTACAAGATCTGAGTACCACTTACCTCTGTTGTTACATTTAATAATTAAGATCGGCATGTTAATGCATTCCAACTAATAGGATACAGGGGTTGAATTATATTACCTACTAAGTTCGCTAGCATCTGTATCTCTACTTGCGAAGTCTCATGTATTCTTTGCTTATACATACGAGCCCATGCAGCTAATGATCCTGTTACATAGTAGCTTGTCATCATTGACTGAGGTAATACCATACGTGCTTGCTCAGGTGCTACCCCTCTTTTCAACAGGCTTTTGTATAGCCCGAGGCAATCATCAAGAACATAAGAGTATTCTCTGTTAAAATCAATTTGATCTGCGTGAGGCCCAGAAGACCCTTGCTTAATAGAATGCTCTGGCTTATTTCTCCATACTGGTTTATAGAAAGACGGTTCATCATTTACATACCTCCTACTTACCTCGTTATAAGTAAACCCTATCATATGTTTAAACCGTTGTCTGGCTACAAAGATAGGAACCTCTTCTCTTATTGTTATTTGGGGGTGACTAAATGGTGTCCAATGATTATGACTTGCAAGGTAGTTAATTAGTTTAACATCCTTACCACTAAGTTCACCCTCAGAATTGTAGGAACTTTCCTTATCAAAGCTAACCCTTGCAGAGTTAACAACACTAAGGTCTGATCCCATATGTTCTATATATTCAGCTATCATTCTTATCCTTATGTTTCTTTGAGGAGCCGGAGGCTCCCTTAGGTTTCTTTATCTCTTCCTTAAATACCTTTTTAAAGATAGCATCGAAATTACTTTCATAGCTACTCCTATCAGATATTGGTCTGGGCCTTGAGCCCTTACCGGACATTATTTATACTCCAACATGTTCTCTACTAGGGTTGCATACCCAGAGATGTCATGCCAACTATCAGAATAGTTAGGGTCTCCGTTAAGGATACGTGCAATCTTATGTTGGATCATTTCAAGTGATTCCTTTTGATGTGGAGCCAGTGCACTCCACCCTGCAGTTAACTTCATTACATCCTTTAAGTTCTGACACAGTTGACTTTGAGTTTCAAAGGATCCGTAACGTGAGCCACGGGTCTCTAGGGTTTTGTTAGTGTGTGACATGATTAGCAGAGTCCTCCAAGGATTGAATACAGTCTAATACATAAGCAGATAGTTGAAATGCTTTGCTCTCTTCATCTACTAACTCTAACTCTTCAGCTTCAAAGCTTACTTTAACAGAGTCATTTTCCTCTGTATCTCTTAGTCGTATTGTATAACTAGCCATTATTTGTTTCCTCCAGCATTGATGAAACCTTTAATTGCAGCATCGGTATGGTTAGCACCACTAAGGATATCTACTATAGTCCCGGGTGCAGCTTCTTTTATCAGTAGTGGTACACTTCTTATATTATTTTGCATGGCATAGTCTTTACCTCTGTCGGTTGCTATGTCCATTAAAATAACTTTATCGTAAAAACCTAAGGCTTGTAGCCTGTCTTTAATCTGAACACATCCGGGGCATCCGGGGCCAGATACTAGCAGCAGTCTATTACCCATCTTCTTTCTCCACGTAAACGTTACCCCAAGTTATCATAACTAAAGGCAGCAGTACTACTACGCCCTCAAAAGGTAAAGCAATTAAGTCTTCATCTTCTGTGTACGCCCATACTGGTCGGCTATCAACGAACTCAATGTCAATGCCTGTACCGTTTCGATACTCTGCGGTTAGTTTCTTTCCTAAAAAATCTATACTCATATGCCTGTGTCCTCACAGTTGTCGGTGCTTGAAAGCCCGTGTCGGTTGTCGGTGCCTGAAAAAAAGTGAATACTATTTTTACTTAAATGCTTCAATACAAAGGGACTCTTTACTACTAAAACTATAGCCCATTGCTTTCATAAAGTCTTCTAACACTTCAACCACATCATCGCGTGTCAAATCTTTCTGCATCACATCAATAGTTATACGAGTGTTAACAGATGACTCATGCTCATAGGGGTTGCAGATCAGTTGTATATATGGTTTATCTATACTCATAATAAATTGCCTGTTGTAATTAAAAATGCAAGTGAAGGTGTCGGTTGCAATAAAAATAGGGGCTCAAGGCCCCTGCTTAACTACCACTCAATCGGTCTATCTCTTTCTGTAACTCTTCATCAGTAAGATCAGTGTAATCAAAGTTAGTATTGATTGTTTCTGATCGCTGTAACTTAGGTTGTTCATACTCTGCTACAACAGCAGCTAGCCGAGAGGCTTCAACCATATCGTCTTCCGATATAGACTTAAGCATTGCTAGTTTCATAACAGTTAAACCCTTAGGGATAGAATCCATTAAGCTATCAGACAGATTGTTAACAAGCTTCAGAACGTCTTGCATTTGTTCTTTCATTTTGTCATTCTTAATTCTAGCTTCATCAGCTTTTTGTTTCATCATTGCCATATGCTCTTTGTCATGCCTAGGCTTTAAGTTTGCTAATGAATTAGGGTGAATCTTTTTCTTACCATCATTCACATCATCTTGAGTGAATACTTTTTCTTCAGTAGACATTATATCCTCCATTCTAGGGTGCCCTCTATAAGGTACTTAATTCCCTAGAGTCTTCTATAACGCACTGTATTCCCGTATAAGGTAGATAAAAGAAACCCTACCCAACCTATTAGAAGTTGAGCAGGGTTCTTTAGAGTCTAATCTATGAGGTTCTATGGCCGTTGATTGTACATACTAAGCCATAACAAGAACAACATAGTGCATGCTATAAGAATAATAACTTACTACCTTATCCTTATTCCCTTATTGGGTACTTAGTTTAAGTTATAAGAACATTAAACTATAAGCATTTAGAACTCAGAGGAGTCAGCTTCTGAGTCATCGATATCGAAGTCAACTGAACCAGTGTACTCAATTAGATCAGTGATCTGAATTGCAGTAAGGATAGTTGAGATACCTTGACGACCAGCAACATCGTACTCTCGTCGATACACTTTGACATTACCCTTAGATCCATTACCAACTTTAATCTTTGGGTCAATCTTTTGCTTCTTACCATCTACCAGTTGAACTGGATCGTTGGCATCACCATCTTTCCTAACAGCTTTGCGCTTTAGGTTGATAGCAATTCGGCTTGGATCATCCTTAACTGGACGCACACTACCGTATCCCTCTAGCTCTGAAGCACGTTCAGAAGGTACAACGATCTGGCATTCCCATTGAAGGGTACCGAAAGGATCAGTTGGATTTTCAGGATCTACTTTAACGTAGTTGAGTGTAACATCACGGATGATTGAGGTTCCAAGAACTGCTGACATATAAATATACCTTTAATAATTAAATAATAGTTTTGTTTCTTTATGATTTGTACTGCTTTATGCTAATCTAAGTCATGGTATCCTCCATTTGGTATGTAATATCCCAAGCGTAGTGATCTATTACCCAGTCTTCCACACAATCTAAGACCGTTACGTCTTGATTTCTTAGTCGTGCAACCTGAGAATAGCTTTCCCATTCATCAATTAGTATACCGAGATCAGTTATAACCTTTACATCATCTGTTATTTGACCATCAATATACTTTGGTTCTGCATAAGCATACAATCTCATATAAGATCCTTTAATTTTACCTTGTTTCGATCCTCCCAATCACCACTTACTATACGTTCTTGACTGGAGTATCTCTCGTCCCTTAGGGTATAAGTCATAGCGTTACCATAGGGAGTACTGATAACCTCCCTATCGTAAAAGTTGCTTTCACCTTTACCACGGTACCCCTCAAGCCTATCAAGGCGAGAGAGGGTATCTGAGTCCACCTCGTACACCTCTACTGTAATACGAGTAGAGCCTTCAGTGATACCGGGGAAGCCACCTAAAGAAAACATTTCAAACTTAGGTAATGTTTTTCCTTTACCTAAGAAATTTGAGTTAGATAATAGTATGTTGTTACCATTACCTTGACGTAGTGTACCATACACTGCTACTTTATACAACTCATTTGACATTATAGTCTACGCTCCACTATTGATAGGTACTTGTAAGGGACTTCCACTTCTATATGGAAAGATAAATCTGCTTGACCACCGGGGTACGCTACTAATGTGGCACCTCTGACATTCTTTTCATGTATCTCAAACTCAATTACATGGTGATTATCTTGGTTTGAATAGAATGCAAGGGACTCTAAGCCTTGAACACCTACACCTTCTTCTCCAGCTGAGACTAGGAAGGTATACAGATAGGGATCTAATGTTACATCTTGCCCATTAAAGTGATTATGGTGGTGCCAGCCTTCATTATAAGATGCAGATCTCCAAACGCTCATTTGTTCTTCAAAATTAGCACGAAGATGATTAGTCTCACTTGCTTCTTCTTCAGATACAAACTCCATTGGAGCAGGCTCTGCCCAACTTACTTGCTCATTATTGTTTAGTAAGTTATGCATTGCAGCTTTGTATCTTATAGCTCCAGTTCTACTCTCTAAAGCACAAGCAGTGTTAACTTCAATAACAGTTGCAGTCTTTCTTCTTTCATTCCACATTACATCAGCTGCGCCAAAGTCTAAACCTAAAGCATTTATTGCGTTCACTGCTGAAGAAATAACAGATGGGTCAGGAGACAAGTCTCTAGTTGCAAATACAAAACCATTAGCTACGTTTCGTATCTGGTAGTTAGCAGAACTTGTAGAGTGTTGAACTACTTTGCGTTGTACAAAGATTGCTTTACCAGCTACAACATGTACACGATACTCGTCTTTCTTCTTAGAGTACTTGGTGTACAAGGGTGCCCTAGGTACAGCATCCCTTGCAGTAACATCTTCATCAAACTTGACAAGCTCTATCCCATCACCTGAATGACCCTGAAGTACATGACGACAAACAACATCGTTACCATCTGCGTACCAGTTCCTAGCTTCTCTTACAGAGGTAGTCCAGTCTGGTATGTTAACAATTACTGAGCTACCTTCATTAAACTTAGATATTCTTCTAAAGAATTCTATCTTATGAGATGCAAGTCTAATGTTATCAGGTTTGTTAAACACTTTTGCACTGGGTAAGTGGGATAGGTTTACAGTAGAGTTACCCCAGTTAATTAACTTGAGACCTTCTCTATCTGAAAGAGTAGAGTTGTTTAGTCTCATTCGTTTACACTTTAGAAAAGAAGACAGCTGCTTTGCTGAACTACTTTCTGTTTTATAAGGCACAACAAATACATTATTCAAAACTTGATAACCTCTTGGGTTTGAGTGGATGCCATTACTTCAT